GTACGCGCAGTGCGGGGGGTATGTAGCTAGACACATGGACTATATTTGTCTGCGTCGTAGCCGAGGAATCGTCCTTGCAATCGGTTCTGTGCGCAGTCTTGACTCCAGTTCTTGCGCTGTCTCCGGCTCTCCTGTCCTCTTTGCTTTCAGCTTGGCACGACGAGCAAGGAGCTCTGCTCTCTGCATTCTCTTCTTGTCCTGCTCTGCCTTCTGTCGGAGTCGAGTCGCTGCTGCAATGACAGCCTTCTCGATTGCTATGTCTTGAGCAGACTTCTTCCCGACTGCTCTGACGTTATCGATCTTGACTGTGAGCTCTCCGTCTTTAAACATACGAAATGCGGCTGCAGTCGCTCTCTCTTTGTTGAGTCCTTGCATCCTGAGCTCGTCGATTCTCTGACTGATCGCTCTGTTCTCTGATACGGTCCTATTCTTCTTCGCTCTGCTCACTTCTTGCTCTTCTTCTTGCTTGTTGCTGTGCGAGTGCCTCTCTTTGGCTTGCTCGGCTTCTTCTTCTTGGTATTATTGACCATCTTCTTTACTGTAGCCTTTCGTGTTGTTTTGTGCATAATCTGCTCCTTTTACTGCTATAATTATACCGATATGATATAGAATGTGCAACAAAATGAGGAAAAGATGCCGAAATATAAAGTCCCACCGAATATAGTCAAGATAGCCCAGCGCGCGATTGACTACAACCTGAGTCTGCCAATGTCACGACGAGCTGCATACAAAGACGAAGGAAAGAAGAGAGTGCCCGGAACCGGAATGCGAACAGCTCGACGTTTAGCATCTGGAGCAATCGATGAGCAGCAGATGATTCTCATGCGTGCATGGTTTGCTCGTCATGCTGAGTCTCCAGGGGAGAAGGAAGCAAGACGCGACAAGACAAGCAAAGCCGCTATAGCTTGGGCACTGTGGGGAGGATCTCCGGCTCAAAGATGGGTCAAGTCAAAGATACGAGAGCTCGAGAGAGCAAGAGAAAAAAAGAATAAATAGGAGTAACTATGCCAATCAGAATAACAGGAGCACAAACAACAGTGCCCGGAGAAATACTTGCATCTGTCGTCGGAGATCCTGCGAATACTTCAACAGTCAATGTCTCGACATCCTTTGCAAACTTTCTTACAAATATGTCTTTTAAAGCTGATCGAAGAGCTGCTGTCATATCCGCTTATTTTTGGATAGAAAAGACGACATCGACATCTGATCAGGAGATCATCGTCAGACTGACAGAGTCGGGTAACATTGTAGCGAATAGCGCGAGAAGATTCCATGTCTTTACAGAGCCATCGTCTGCACAGATGATTCTCTGTCAGTGGAGTGTAGAGCTCACAGACGGGAACAATTACTCATACCGTCCACAAATCGCGAAAGGATCAAGCAGTCAGACAATCAATGTCAGAGCCGGAGGGGAGTATCCAATGTATCTATTTCAGGCTATCGGACTGTAGAGAAAAGAAGAACAGCCGAGATTATTCTCGGCTCTTTGCTCTTGTTACTCCTTGCGTTATTCGCTTTCGTGAAGTGTTCTCATGAGGATTGTGTGTGGGTTGCTGTTCCATGATCTCCAGTCTGCGAGAGAGTAGAGCTTTGATCCGTCCTTCATGACTACAATGATTCTCTTGATAGTCTTGCTGCCTCTGGTGACATTCACCCAGTATGCTTTTTTCATGATGTTGCTCAGTCCGCCTTCGTATCCCTTGAAAGGATGAGCTGCTTCTCTCTGCATTGTTTGGAATCCGCGAAGAGTGAGAGTGTATTTGTATTGTGCTTTCATGATAGTCTCCTGTGTTGTTGTTGTTTATACTTCTATTATAGCCGATGTTTTCAGACTGTCAACAAAATAATAATCTTTTCTTTGTTTTGTTTTCAGATTGACAACATATAGAGATCATGTCATACTATATGTACAAACAAACAACAGGAGACAACATGCTCAAGCAAGCGAACATCGAAATCATACAGCTCAATCTTTCCGGTTTATTCGATCAGCTCAAAGAAGAAACAACATGGGAGCAGAAAGAGATTCGATTCATGGGCAAGACATACATGCAACCAAGATTGACAGCATGGTTCGGATCAAGCGAATACACATACAGCGGAATAAATCACAAAGCCCAAGAGATGACGGAGCTTCTGATCAGATTGAAGAAGATTGCAGAAGAGAAAGCAGGCTGTCAATTCAATAGCGTACTTTTGAATTATTATCGAGATGGCAACGACAGCGTGTTTTGGCACAGCGACGACGAGAAAGAATTAGGAGAAGATCCGATTATCGCATCGATGAGCTTCGGAGGAACAAGAAAGTTTAAGCTCAAAGCCAAAGACAAGAGCGACAAGCGCGACATTCTTTTGACTGACGGATCGCTGCTCATCATGGGATCAGGAACACAAAGAAACTATTTGCACAGCATCCCGAAGAGCAAGACATACACAGAGCCGAGAATAAACATCACATTCAGAAAAATTCTCTCATAGTCCAGAGCAAAGAATCAAACCGAGCTGTCACTCTTCGTCTGCTCCTGTGAGACGAGGACATTGTAACACAAAAAAAAGAGGCCCGAGCAAGTCAAGTGTCGGGCCTCTTAGCGTGTCAAAGTATCTGTATCTTAATCTTCTTTGTCTGTATCGGCAAGTGATAAAAGAACAGGAAGTGAAAATAATGTGCCGAGTGCCATCGCGATGATGATGAAAGGACGCGCTGCTTGTCCGAGCTCGATTATCGTCTGCATTGTTGCGCCCCGGCTTTGAGAAGTTCGCTTGTCGTTACCTTTCCATATCGTGTGACTAGTTGACGATATGCTCTCTCGTCTCCGGATAGTGCTTTGTATACCAGTTGTTTAATGTCTATCATTTTTTTGCTCCCTTAATAGCCGTGAATATTTCTGTAAGGTTTGGATTTTTGATAATGCCTTGTAAAGGATAGCAAGGTTTGCACATGATACGAGACGGACCCTCTACCATCAAAGAGCGAGATACTGAAGTCTTTGATTGTCCGTTTTGCTCCTTTGCTGATGTCTGTGTGTACAGCAGTCCAACAAAATTAAAATACTGTGCAATCTCTCCTCCTGTCTTCTTGCCATCAAAAGCAGGTTTTAAGTGACGCTCTCCTGATGTCTCGTCAATGTTCGTTTCGAGAAGACAAACTCCGACAATGTTCTTTTGCAAATTGCGTATACGACGTGCAAGACTTCTCATGCTGTCGGCAAGCTTTCCCCAGTCTTGTAATTTCATCTGAGTCTTTCCTCCATTAGTTAATTGATCTCTGATCAGTCTCTGCATCTCCGTGAAGGAATCAATGACGATTGTATCATATTGTGCCCAGTTGTCAGGGTTGTCTGAGATGTCTCGGAGTATCTCAGCTAGGAGCATTGCACTATCGATATGAATGATGTCTGCTCCTGGATTGCTGTGCATGATTGACGCTTGTCCGTTAAGTTCTGTCAGTAAGAAAAGAGGCTTTGGAGCTGTAGCCGCCAAGAATGATTTTCCTGCACCTGAGTCTCCATAGATCAAAGCTTTGATCTTCGTTTGTTGTTTTGCTTTTCCTGCGTTGATTATTTTGTACTTCATTGTAGTCTCCTGTTATTAATGATTGTTTATGAAGTTGCGTACTAGTTGAATGATTATACCTTCGCTTGTTGTTGTGATTGTTCGATGTATTGTATATGCTGATTGATTAGGGTTTTTAATAACTTTTTGTACTTTAATCTCAAAAGACCCATCAGTATATTTCAGTACATGTCCTGCTTTTCTTCCATTGATAAAAATATCTTTTAGTCCGCAAAAGTCATATTTGTTTGAGAGTTCGATAGTCATGATGTTGTCTCCTTGTGTTGTTTGCATCATGTAAACAATATGCCCGATTGTTTTCGATGTGTCAACAAAATAATGTATTTTTTATGCTTTTTCTTGTCGAAAGTTGGACGCGTCCACCTTTTGGCCACTTGCGTCCACTTTTTTGATTTGCGATAATATAGGTTGTTCCTACCTTTTTTCTGTCCGTCCAAGAAGTCCACTCTTTTTTTCTAAAACTTTCTGAGAAAAATATAATTATAAAGTTTATAGAAAAACTATGGACTTTGTGGACGCAATAAAAAAAGCTAGGTTATCCCTAGGTTATCGACGTTTTAAAACTTGGACGCAATGTGGACCGTCCACTTTTTCAGCTGGACGGAGGCCACCAACCCCGAAGACGCTTCTCCGAATATGCTGACTTTCTTCTCCCGTATTCGTAACCATGAGACAAGAGAATATCATTGATGATGTTTTGATTCTGTCGTGTGCTCTTGTCCAGATACTTGTTTGATTCTTTCGTCAAGTCTGGGCTGCTATACAGCTCTTCGATGATCCTTGCAATCGTTACGGGAGCCTTGAGACGTTCTGCAATGTCGATGACTGCGTCTGTCAGAGGATGGGGATCTGTGAAGTCTTGTGCGCTTTGCTCGCGCAGCTTCTCCTCTTCGTCTGTCAAGTAGTGCTGTACTCCCTGATCATAGTGATACAAGACCTCGGACCATATCAAAGACAGATCTGCTTTGAGCTTTGCAATGTCGATCTTCTTCTTGCCAAGGTCGACGCACCAGAAGCGACGGGAGCCGGTTGCATCGTGCAGGACATTCTTCTTGTTGGTGGTTGCTACGAATACAGTCCGACGAGGAAACTTTTCGTTAGCTCGCTTATACGGGAGCCGGACATCGTCGATCTTTCTCGTGAGGAATGCCTTCTCTACTTCGACAGATTTGCTTCTCTTGGCGAGCTCTTGGATCTCATAGATGAGCTTGCCTTGTATCGACTGGACTGCTTCTTTGTACTTGTCCATAGAGAGCTCCGAGTCTCCGAAGTACACAGAGCCGAGCACATCGGAGAAGCAGAGAGCCTCAAGTGCTGTGCTCTTTCCGATTCCCTGTCCTCCGTATAATACCAGAGTCGTGTCTACCTTGACCGGGTTCTGTATTGTTGCGTATGCTCTCGCAACGACTGACAACAAGAACCGAGCCGAGTATGATTGGTTGATCTTCGTGTCTTCAGCTCCGAGATAGTCGATCAGGAATCTGTGCGCTCGTCTCGGGTGCTTCTTTGGATCCCATTGACCGCGAAGAGAATCGAAGTGATCAAGGATCGGATTGTAGCGGTTTTCTTTTGCGACAAGCTCGACCGCGCTCCATACTTTGTCAGCAGTGAATGCAACGCCCCAACGATCCTCACACTCCAATCGGATAGAATCGATGTGATAGTCTGAGATGCGCTCGTTTGTTCCCTGCTCATTCTCCCAGAAGACGAGCTGTGCAAAGTCGTCATATCGTGCCCGACCTTGAAAGAGAGGATAGTGTCGAAGCAGCTGCGTGATGTTGAACAGATTTGCGAGCACTCTGTCTCCCGAGTCTGTCCGTCTGACTCGGATCTCAAAGCCGAGATTCTGCAGCGCGACGATTCGCGCGTCTTGGTTGTGTAATCTTTGTGGATTTGTCATGTTAGTCTCCTGTTGTGTTGTTTGTTAAAGTGTATATCCGTTGATCTCTGCAAGGTATCCGACAGACTCTTTCCAATTGCAATTGTTTCGATGGTTGCAATAAGCAGAAGGATAGCGAGTCGGATCAATATAGAAGAATGTGCAGTCATTCTTTGCGCATTGAGGACACGACCATAGGACCGCGCGCTCTCCTGACTTGCCTCCTTTGATGGTTGCTCCGAGCCAAGAAGCGAAAGTCCTGCGAGCTGTTGGATCGTTGCGAAGCATCTCATACATATATCGTCTTTTGTCGGAAAATGATACATTGTTCCCGAGCTTCTTGCGATTCTGTTCTGCTCGTCTCAGTCTCTCCTCTTGCTCTTTTCGTCTGCGCTCAAGCTCAATCTTGTATTTGACTTCTTCGTCTCTTGCTCGTCCTTCCCAGTCTAGGATCTTGCCTTCTGTTGATGTCTCCCACCAGTCAAGAGTATGATAGCCGACATAATAGGCCCGAGCTGCATCTTTTGCGCTCTCGTCAAAGACTGCATTTGCAAAGCCATAAACCTCATTAAACCAAGTGCGGAGAGCTCGATAGTAGAATGTCCATTGATCAGCAGGGACATCGTCTGCGAGAGGCAAGACGATTCGAAAGCGATGATTGTCTAAAGAATGACTGACAGATGTATGAATATAGCTTTGCACTCCTCGAATCATGAGATTCGCTCCGGCTTGTCCGAGAGTGATTGAGTCGTCGATGTCCAGGACTAGACAGCTCAGCTTCGTCACGTTCTGATTGAGTCTCTTTCCATCGAAGGATGCAGGACTCCAAGCTCCTTGCTTGATCTTCGCGACTGGCTCTCTCTGCTTGCCGAGAAATCTGCAAAGGTTGGTCCATGAGTACGCGAGTTTTATTTGTCGATCAGGTTGACGTATGTTCGGGAATGCGGTTATAGTATAGATGCGCATTGATTCTCCAATTGTTTGTTTGTTTCCTTAATTGTGTCTTTGTGCCTTGTGTTGTTTTAGAGCCTCGGATCTGTTTCATCCGAGGTTCTTTTTTATTTGTTCAGCACTACAGATCAGGATTTCGATCTGCGGATCTTCTCCTGTCGCTGCATAAAACTTTTTAGCGGTGATGCTACAGACAACAGCATCATCAGGTATCGGAAGAGCATCGAGTATCGCTTTCACCATGTTATCGAGATCCGGTCTTTTAATGTGTATTACTCTTTTACCTTTGCGCATTGCTTTCGGACGCTTAACAATAAAGGTAAGCTCGACATGCAGAGCTCCCTCCGGGACACTCATATCTTTGAGGCTTTCTCTCATGTCCTTGATCCAGTTCTTATATTTCACGGGATAATATGACCGTCCTTGCTTTGTCACTCTCGGACGAGGACATGCTATAGGTTCGATGTATACTATCATATAGATTCTCCTCTTGACCTGCAAAGAACATTAGCAATCGATACAAGATATGCAATGCCCAAGATTGTCTGCTGCTCGTGCTTGATGTTGATGATGCCAACGTCAAGCGACTTTTTCTTGATGTCATCGGAGATAATCGGGATCATTGATCTGTCCATGCTTTGACGCGTACTTCTTCGACTTGTCTGCGCAGCTCGGGAAGACGGATGCCGACAAGAGGAGCAAAGTATCTTGCAATACTCTCTCCTGATAGTGCTCCGTATGGTCTGCCATAGTACCAGAGCTTGATACTTCCTTTCTTGACTCCGCACGCTTGCGCGAAGTCGTGATCAGAGTATCGATCTCCAGCTGCTTTCTTCAGTCCAAGGAGAAACTTTTGAAGCTCGGAGCATCTGCGATTGTTTGGTGTGCGCTTCGGGAGCTTCGTGTATTTCGGAGGGACTCTTGTCGGGAGTATGCTCTGCTTAAACTGTCTGCGGCTCATTCTGCTCTCCATTCACTGACATGCACTCTCCAAAGTATTTCTCTGATCATCGGGTTAAATGAGTCGATGCCGAGACTTGAGAGATGCTGTGCGAGCTTGACGCGAAGAGAGCAGCTCGGCAATCTCTTGCCGGATAGCCAGAGAGATATCGTGCTGCGATTGACTTCGATTGCTCGAGAGAGCTGCGATGCGTTGAGATTGTTGTCTGTCATAGTCTGCGAGAGCCAATCTGCGAAGCATAGCTCTTCTGTGTTTACATAATCAATCATTTCTTTGTCTCTTGTTCTTGTTGTTCTTCTCTGATCTTCTTGATCTTCTCCTCTAATATCCATCTTAGTAGATGAGTATGTGCTGACTCTTTTACAAGATCATGCACTACTTGTATATCATCGCTCGTCCTGGCATTCTGAACCATAAAAGTAATTATCTTCGGGCTGATGTGTATTTTCATCTTGTCTCCTTTTTGTGTCCTTTCAAAATGGACTCTATTATGTTATCTTGTGTGATGACAACCTGCAAACAAAAAAGGGGAAATCATGAAAAAGCCATTAGCATTCGTCGATGTAGAGACAACCGGACTCAATTCACAGCTGCACGAAATCATCGAAATCTCAATCATAAGAGTCTGTCCGAAAAAAGGCATGACAAACTACACTAGCAAGATCAAACCAGTACATATCGAATATGCAGAGCCGAGAGCACTCGCGATCAATGGATATAATGAAAAAGACTGGTTCCATGCTCCAGATGCTGAGCAGGTTATGTCTCGCGTCGCTGATCTGACATCGGGCTGCATTCTTGTCGGGCATAATGTGCGATTTGACGAAGAGTTTTTGTCCGAGACGTGCTTCCGCAATGGCATCAAGACACGCTATGACAGAAGAATGATCGACACTGTCACTCTTGCTCTGGAGCATCTGCACAATCTAAAGTCTGTCAGCATGGACTCAATTCGGGAGTACTTCGATTGGAAAGAAGGACACAGAGCGAGGATTGACGTTTTGCAGACGTATATGCTGTACAAGAAGCTGAACAGAGCAACAGTATTTCATCGGCTATTCTGGCGAGTGCGCTATTTGTTACGCTCTCTCTTTGCTTAATTGCTTCTTGAGATCTTCTTTGATCTTGATCTCTTGCATCTGCTCTTTGATTGGCTCCAGGAGAGCAAAGAGTTTTTTCTGTCCTCTCTCAAGAGAATCGATGCGGCCAGAAAATCCATCGACAAGCACTTGTCGATCTTGTTGCAAGTCTGCGATCACAGCCTCAAACCTGTCTCGGATTCTTGCTTCTTCTTCTCTTGCTTCTGTGCGCAGCTCGCGGAGCTCCGTCTTTGAGTCCTCGCGTGTCTGCTTCAGATCCTTCTGCGTCTGGAGATATGTATAGATCATCCATCCAAGGAAAGGACTATTTGTCGCCAGGTTAATCCAGATGTCTGTGTATGTATTTGCGTCCATCAATCAAGCTCCTCGTCTGTAGCCTCGATCAGTGTGTAAGTAAAAGATTCATAACCGATTCCAACCTGTAGACGAGCGAGTCCCATCAAGCGCATGAAATCAGCAGGATTCTGTATCACTTGGCATCCATGACTATATGCTCGAGTAGACTGCACAATCTTGTGCGAGTGCGCTCTGTGCAGATTGATCCCGAAGTATCCGCTCTCCTCGTTGATATAATCTGTGTGCTCGTCTTTGTTGTTGTCTCTGTAGACTGTGACTTCTGCTCCTCTTTGGCATAGCGCGTAGTACTTCCCTCCGTGCTTGTCGATCTTGTAGACTCCTCTATATTGTCCGGGCTTCAAGATTGCGACTCCTTTCGGATTGTCGGGATCTCTGTGTTGTTCCATGCTTGGATCTGTCGTTGCTTTGTATCGCTCCTCTATCCAATCAAAGCCCTCCTTGTAGCACACTCGGATCTCATCATCGAAGAGGCCCGGCCTTCTGTCCTGACTGCGAATCCCGATGATGTTCAAGTCGTATTCTTTTTGCGTAAAAATCTTATATCCGAGAGACTCGACTCTGCTCAATATAGGAGGCTGGTTTAGGCCCCAATTTATATACTTCATTGTGTCACTCTTTGATTGTCGATTGGATTCTCTTGAAACATTATATCATAAAGCCATGAGGTTCCGTCGTATGTCTTGCCGACAATCTGCACCTTTGCCTGTGACAATCCGATGTCTGTATCTGTGAGCTCAATCACGTCTCCGACAGCCAAGAATCCAAAGGAGAAGCTCGCGCGATATGTGCAAACCTTTTCAGGGAGAGACTTGCGTCTGATGATGTCCAGTCCGATCTTGATTGCTGTGTCTCTGTCGTGCACATAGTCAAGTGCGATTGTCTGGCTCTGCACTCCGTATATCTGCTGTGATAGAATGCAATACGGAGAAACCATTTCATAAGGAGCCTCCAGAGATTCGAGTCTGTCGGCTTTGATATAGAGAATCCCTTTGTATTCATTCCCTCCGACTTTATGCGAAAGACTTCCTCCTCCGAGATTGATGTCGACTGATATAGTCTGTTCGAATCCGCTTGCATATTGCACAATGAGCTCATTGACAATCTCGCTCTCTCTTGGAGAGACAGGAGAGATACGCTCAAAGACTGGACTCGTCGTGATCGATGATCTCGGAGAAGAGAATCTCTCTGTGTTTCGATGATCAATAACAGGATAGACTCCTGCTGCTCCTGTGCTGAGCGTGACCGGGAGAAAAGGAATAATGTATTTTTGCAAAAACTCGTATGTCTTGATCGAGGAGTCATTGATGTAACCTGAAAATGAATACTCATTCAATACAGGACGGACTGCCTCAAATGCTTCTCTGTCATAGTCAATCTTAAGTGACTCAAGACACCAGACAATCAAGTCTCCTCCTCCTGTTAGCTCGTCTCCTGTATAAGGACTAATCGCTCCTCCTCCGTCTACCCATCGGACGAAATACTGCAAACCTTCGTCATTGACATCAAAGTCAAGATCAGAGTCCAAGAAAAAAGCATAAGCAAAGACCTGTCCATTCTGCCCGACTCCGTTATAGACTGTTCTGCTCGTCGATATGTTGCCTCTGTTATCTTGGAGTGTGACCGTCTCTGCTTTGACTGCATGACCTGCAATACAGACAAAGACATCAAGAGGAGGAGCTGTTACATCGACTCCGATGATGTATGCAGGAGTCGCAGGATAGTCGATTGATGTCCCGTCTCGTCTGATCGTCTGTCCGGGAAAGCCAATGACAGCAGGGATTGTCTTGCCGAGATGATAGTTCTGTGCAGGAAGAATCCCTCCTGTGATAATGTTCTCAAGCTGTCCGGCTCCTGCGAATGCTTCTCTTGAAAAAGGGAAGTTATCGAAGAGTGTCAAGTCTCCATTTAAGGCTTTCAGGATGCTTGTATCATTCACATAGATCTCATTCTCTACAGAAAACTCACAATAACCTTGCTCTGCATTTGGATGTCCGTATACTGGCTCTCTGATCACACCTCTGAAGAAGTCGATAATC